AGCGTAGAATCCATCATTCAGGATCTGCTTGAGGATCTGAACCAGATTCTCGCCATTGGATTCGTTGCACTTGGGAATGTTGATGCGAGTATTGGGAATGTACTTGCGGCACATGAAAGCCTGTTCCCGACGAGCCATGTACATTTCCAGCGAGGAAATGGAAATAGCCACTTCGGTAAGGCCAGCCTCAGCGTAACGAGCAATTCGCTCCTCGTTCAGAAGAATGCCATTCGTCACGAGACAAACATCTTCCTCGACATTTGCCTTGGTGAGTGCGATGTATTCATGGAGGTTCGGGAGAATCGTGGACTCTCCCCCCATGATCGTAGCCCTCTTCATCTTCCGACCACAGCGACGGAAAGTTTCGCTCATCAGATCCATGCCCAGAATGAGCTTGGGATTCTTGTTCGGCTGGTAGCAAAAGTAGCAATTGGGTTGCATGTTGCACCAGAGATTCGTGATGATGCGGTAGCGGAAGAATTGGGGCTTGATTGGCATGTGTCCTCCAGTGTTAGGTTCACATGTAAGATACTGCAGATCAACTCATTTGTCAACCATCAATCACTGAGATCTTCGTCGATGTGCTGGAAGTAGCATAACTGGTCTTCCGGGACGTGTCGCCTGCGCAAGAACTTGATCAACTTCCAGTGAATATCATCCTTAGATTGGCAGTGTTGGATTTCATCCTTGATCGTGAAAAACTTGATGTTGTACTTCATCGTGTATTCACGCAACTCAGGAGTGAATTCTGACTTACTATCGTAAATCAGAGTATCGTTCTTAGCGAATGGCATTTACATCTTCCTTTTGGACTAGTTCTCCAGTTTCTCGGTCATATTCTGGGAAATCGTCCCAGCCGTTCAACTTGACCAGCCTGTTGTACTTCAAAGTCCCACCCGCAGAATGGTGCCAGTTGTGCTCCCTGACGCCAAAACAGATTTCCTTGGTAGGATCTCGAATCTCAGAAAGGACATAGCTAGGGTTGTCGGAAATCTCCTGAACTGGAGAGAGCCGAACAATTCGACCAGCCAATACATAGTATTCACTGTATACGATGTCACCGATTTTCAAGCCTTGATCTGGAAGGCGAGAATCCTTCTTGATTTTATCGAAGTGCATAGTATTCACCTCAGAAGTTAAAGAAAAGGCGAATGATTTCTCATTCGCCCTAGTTTGGAACTGTACTCGGCTAATTAAGCCGCGCCAGCCTCGTCGATGATCGCAAGCTGGCCGCAAGCGGCACCAGCCTGAATCTCGGCGTTGGTGGCAATCGCCACTGCGAAGTCGAATCCAGCGGCTTCCAGTTCAGTCTTGATCTTTTCCATGGTCGTCTCTCCTTGTTGATGTTGCCTTAACGCACTAGCGTCTAGGGTAAGATACTCTCAGGTTGATATTTAGTCAACCCCTTAAGCGAAAATCGTAGGTCCGTTGAATCCGACCTTGAGGTGGTCGACATCGAAGACCAGCGTAGAGTTGGCTCTGGTGCTGTCGCAGTAGTGCCTAGCATACCAGCGATTCAGGTCACCTTCGTCGTCGTATGTGGTGTAGTTCGCGCAGTAGCACGCTTCGTCGTCGTTGAATTCGACACGCCGAATAGTGTTCGGCATCTCATCCAACTTCAATTGCCTGAAGTCGATCTTATGGGACTTGCAGTATGCGTTGACTCCCATCAAGGTCACAAATCCGAAGTCATGGAACCCCATCTTCGAATAATGATTGATGTATTCGTACATCTTCTTGGGACTATCCACGAATCCAGCAATGAGATTACAGGAGAGGTGAATCTTATCCTTCATTGACTGTTCGAATGTATTCATTTGGTCGTCTGAAATACATGGAAGTGTAGTTGCAAACATTTCATGGCTCTTGACGAAGATCTCATCATTCTCAGCCAATATCCCATGTCGAGAAAGAGCATACGAATTCAGGTGAGTGAAATCGATCTTCGCAATGAACATTCCATTGGAATTGACGACAGTGTAAATCTTAGGGTTGATGCCCTTTACCATTGCAAGGCAATCATTCACAGTCTGAGCCACCAATGTAGGTTCTCCCCCAGTGAAACTCACCTTATTGATTCGCACCTTCTTGTTCACTTCATTGAGTGCATAGTAGAGCTTGTAGAAATCCAACTTTCGAGGGTTGAGATTCTCCTTGAATGTACAGAACTGGCAGGATGCATTACATCGCTCAGTTACTCGAACGTAGATATTGACATAGTCGTCGCAAGGACCATCGTCCATTCCATTGCGTTTGCACGGAATAGACTTCATAGGTACTTTCTTGCCGAAGAGTTCCATATTAACACCTCCCAGTTGGACCTGAAGCGCCTCCAGAACATGAACCTGTATTCCGAGGTGCCGTAGATGCACTTCCGCAACTACCGTTATTGGAATTGCTTCCAAGTGGATTCATGACCTTAGCCATGAACTGGTCGAAATCAATTCGACTGTATCTCTTCAGAGGACCAGTACACGGATCATAGTCATAGTCGACCCCTGTGTAAATGTCCATACCTGCGAGTACATCTTTGCTGGTTGCGGCTCGGAATCCATCTCGGGAAGTCTTATCTTCCACATAGAATGTCATGAAAGAAAGGAGTGACTGTACCCGTCGAACGGTGTCACTGTCTAGATGCCTTGGTTTTGGGCCTGCTGATGCCTTTTCAGCCTTCTTAGGCTCTCCCTTGACCTTGGCACTACTCTCCCTAACCTCATCGCTCTGGGGCTTCTCATCGGCCTTAATGAATCCCAGCCCAATGTTCTCCGGATTGCGAATGACAGTCAACATCATTTCATAGGCGTTCAGAGGCATTTCGTCAAGCAGATACAGCTTCTCGATCTTCTTGATGAAGTCTTCATCTTTCTTGCCAGCCTTGCGATGTTGCGCAAGCGCGTCGACATAGAATCTAAATGTTTCGAGAGTATCACTTGGCATTTACAGCCTCCTCGGAAATGTGGGCATAGTTCAGATAATCTTCACCTCGCAGGATTTTTCGCGCCCTCTTCTTCATTCCGAGAACAACCCAATTGACAGGGGATAGTTCAACCCATTCTTTATTCTTGAGCACTTCGACGTGATCTACCAATGTACTATTCCCGATGAAGACCGCTCGATAGATACTGCCATTTTGAGTTTTCGTTTTGTACTGGTAGTATTTCGTGGTTTGTTGAATGTCAACATTCATCTAGGTATACTCCTTTGATCGTATTTCGACTCTTGGTGTAGTCGTACTTATTGAATGAGATACTACGCTTCGCCTGCTGGAGTGCGTGAATTGTCATATTCACTAGTACAATATCATTGCCAAAATTGTTCACTGAATCGAGAATAGTAGGATAGAGAACGATCTTCTGTCCTACTTCACGAGCCTTCACGCTGACGTTCATGCGCTTTCGCCCACTCTTGAAGTGGAAAGTGACTCGATCCTTATCGGAGCCAATCAGGAAGAAATCCACAAGTTCCAGCTTACCAGTCCACTCCAAGTGTACGATAAGATCGTCGAGATGTTGAATGCTCATATTGAGTCCTTACGATTGACGGAATCGACGAGAATCGATCCAGATTACCTTGACATCATTCAGAATCATCATATTCAAATCACCGAGAGCCTTGATGACCTCTGGGAATTGATGCTTGCTGAAGTCGATGAAGATATGCTCCTCTAGATCATCGTCAACTTCGACAATATCTCGGAAGAGCATATCCATGAAAGCCTTAGGGGTAGTACCGCAAGTATGCCAGAATAGAACCCGATATACCATATTGACCGCCCTTTACTTGATGGAGAACAGTATCGAAGTGTCAATCTCGGGGAATGTCACAGTGTCATTCACCTTGTGATTGTAAGCCCAGCCCTTTTCGAGTTGGTTGTATTGCGAACTGGCTTCGAAGTATTTCCCCTTGTATTTGGATGATTCGAGCTTGCAGAGTGCCACAGTGTAAACCTGAGGTGTGGGGAACTTACCCCCACTCAATCCCTGAGATTCTCCATTGATGGAAATGACAGTGGCCTTCGCATTTCGAACAGTCCTCGCTTCTTTGGCATTGTCCTCTCGATCAATGCACGAATTGACTGACAAGATAAAGCCTAATCCGACCAGTGGGATAATCATCCACTGAAAGACTTCGACTGACTTTATGAAACCGTCATTGTCGAGCCACCATTGACTGGGTGTTTTCATACGAGATTCCTTGCCTCGATGATTCCATCTCCCATTCCATTTGCATCAGAAATGCAATTTTTATTAATGGGACTCAACTTCACAAAAAAGAACTTCGGGTCGAAATACTTGCTGAGCTTCTCGATGTCGAAATCTGCTTCGTCTACGAGGGTCATGTTGATCGTGGTCTTGAGATTCGATTCTGTGCGAATCATACCCAACTCTTCGATTGTCACCTTGTTCTTGAAGGGGATGAGGTTATCACGACGCTCGTTCTCCAGCGAATGCAGGGAAATCTGAAGGGTGATATTCCCCTTGATCCACGAATAGTCGGCATTCTTGATTCCGATGGTCGAAATGTAGTGATGCGTATTCGGGTACTTTTCAGAGATGATGGAGATTGCCTTCTTTACTGCTTCAACATTCAAAAATGCGTCCGACATTCGAGTGTAATTGACCTTAAATTCTTGAGAATTTCGAGGATCTCTTTCAGGGTTTTTCGCAATGATGAATTCTACCTGCGCAACGATTTCCTCTGCAGTGAGGTTTCTGAACTTCTTGATATTACCAGTTGCGCAGAATTTGCATCGAACTGGACATCCACTTCCGACAGAAACACCGACCATCCATCGCTCGTCTCGACTCCCTAAATCAGCACACTGCAAATCGTTCTGCTTTCGTCCCGTTGCATCCTTGGTGTAGAATGGGAGGAAAGTGTCGGTAGTCTCCAAAGGGAAGCCATCCTCGGTGTATAGAAGATAGACGGAACCATTTGCGAAGTGCTTGCTGTTCTTTTCGGTCAAGTTAGTCATTGCGTCCTCCAAGTGTGATGTCTTACATCCATAAGATACGCAGTCAAGCAGATATTGTCAACTAAGTTTTTTCTTAGACACTCTCCATCCAATATATTCTTTTCTCCTTGGGACATATGAACTTCTAATCCCCTCCTCCAACTCCATTAATTTCCTCATAATATGCAGATTGAAATTATACTTCTTACATGTAGTAGCCATACACTGAGTTTCTATTATAGTTCCATCAGATTTTTCGATTAGATATTCATATCTTATGTTCGGAGAGTTTTCCCCTCTCCTATTTTCATTAAGCCATATTTCAATTTCTTCTTCAGTTTTACCTCTAAATATCGGATTATTGCTACCCTTTATTGACTCTGCATATTCAGGTGTTCTAAAATTGCAACCTCTATTAGTAGTCTTAACCCATGCTCGGTAATCTTCAATAGTATCGAACCTATTCCTCCAGTCCAGCATAGGGTATCGATTCTCTAGATATTTTTGCTTTTCTTCTTCAGTGAAAATACCTTTTCTCTTCCAAAAATTTCCACCCCTTAAATACTTATCTAAGTGTAATTCACGCTCTTCATCTGACATTTTTCTCAAATAGTGATTATCTCCTGAAGTTTTAGGTATATGTGAATGCTCACCGCCTGCCGAGAGGTTATATCCCTTAGATCTTTCAGTAGATGAATAGTATGAAATCCAGTATTTCTCGCGAGAATCTAATTCGTCTTGGGTTGCACATTCTTCTAGGAGTTCTTTACTAAAAGATTTCCTACCGTATTTCCGAATAGCTAACTTAATTAACCTTCCAGATCCAAGGTACACAGTGTCATATTCTAGTGTACTCTGTCCGATGTATAGTTTTCCATTTATGTTATTGGTTGTTTTATAGACGTACATTCCACTATTTATTCGATGCTAGTAAACTTTATCTCTTCGCCTTCGACTTCCTTGACGATTCTACTCACACGCTGGATGAATTCGAAGGTATCGCCAAGGGGAGCCTTGATGAGCGTAACTGCCTCAGCATTATTGCCAAACTGAATACCTCGGCCAGTATACGCCTGTAGATGGAACTGTCTGCCAGCGTCGAAGTAGGTGACCACGAGGTTCTTTGAAACCTTCCACCCTACTAAAGAGAATGTTGGAGTGAATGGAATCTTAACCTCTTCTCCGAAGTACTGATCCATCCGAGCAAATGCATTTCTAACTTCCATTATCTAAACTCCTTCGAGTGAGTTTGAAATACTCATGGCAGTGTTATTTTCACCTTTGATGTAGAGTCGCTTTGCGTTGATGAACCATTCATATGAATTATCGCCGCAAATAGTGGATAATTTTATCAAGTCGTCGTCTGTCGACATTACATCGTCCACCGAATCAATATGACTTGATATTGAAATAGTAAGAGAATCTGATTTACTTTCGAATTGTTTAATATTCACGCTTCCAAGAGCATGAATACTTTGGATAGTGTGATTGCCTGTTAGTACATGTATTTTCAATTGAACCTCAATGGTGGATACATGAACATCATAGACACGTTGATTCCATTTGATACTGGTCCGGCAGGAGTCCATTCAATTGGTCCGCATTGACTAGTTATCCTATCTGCAGTTTCTTGATAGAATGTCCTATCTGCACTATGATCCAGATAATCGGGGAGTGTCGCACTTTCCATTAGCCGCCTGCATTTTCGCGAGGGCACCATTCAGGCTTCACACATTCTTTTTCGATATGGTGAGGTCTGCAAGATACAGTAATGAACTTGCGAGTGATCTTGCACTGCACCTTCACGTCGTCATCGCAGAACCAATCGTGTGGATCTGGATCTCGGGATATTTCGTGTGAAGGGCATTTGGTGCAATTGTCAGGTGCGCTCATCTTAAATCACCTTAATTTTTGGGAGTGGGAGTACATCCATCAATATTTCTTCGACTTCGAAGTCATATTCGTAAATTGGGAAATTCGTAGAAAGTAGTTTCTATTCAGTTTC